CAACATAATCAATCAGCTCTGACAGCTTCGTCTGTTCCATTTCTCTTATCTGTTCTGCGATGCTTTTCATGTGTTTACCTCTGCTATCTGTATGCAGCAATAATGAACTCAAAAAAAATTTTCGTCAAGGTATTGCGTTTACCATCACGTTGACGTATCTTTAAGTCACACCAGCGATATGCTGAGTTAAATCGAGAGGACACTATGAGCTTATCAATGATTCAAAAACCAAAACCAGCAGCGCCAATCATAACATTGGTTGGTACTCCAGGTGTAGGCAAGACAACTCTTGCGGCGCTATTCCCAAACCCAGTGTTTATTCAGGCTGAAGAGATCACTGGTGTTTTTGATGACTGGGATGATGAAAAGAAACCTGATTCATTTCCTGTTCTGAAGCGCGCTGACGCTAAACGCAAAACAAGCACAAAGGATGATTTGCTGTCACAGCTACGCGCATTAATTACTGAGGAACATAATTACAAAACGCTTGTAATTGACTCAATCACAAGCCTGCATTCAATGTTTGAGCATGAGGTTTGTGAAAATTACGGTGTTGACAACGTAGGTTCTGCGGCTGGTGGTTACAACAAAGGATATATTGTTGTTTCTGAAATGCACGCTGAAATAATAAATGCATGTAAGTATCTTCGCAAAGAAAAAGGGATGAGCATTATTTATCTTGCACACGCAGGTGTTAAAAAGATGAAGAATCGCCCTGATGCTGATGAATACACTGTTTACACACTTGACATGCATGATGCTTCTGTTTCTGGTTATGTGAATCTTAGTGATGCTGTTATTTATATCCGGAATGAAGAGTTTGTGAAAGGGACTGAGACTGATAAGAAAGGGCAAGTCACTAAGTTTGGAAAGGTTGTTCAGACTGGTCAGCGAGTTCTTATCACCTCTGGTGACGGTCGGGTTGGGTATGTTAATGCAAAAAACAGATACAACCTTGAACCTGAAATTCCTTTTGAAAAAGGTGAGAACCCACTTTTGAGTGAGATTAAATATTATGCATCTATACGAGATAACCAAACAGCTTAATGAACTGCTGGCGATGGAGGATATTCCACGGGAGCAGATTGAAGATACCATCAATCTTATTGAAGAGGAGTTTGAAGGAAAGGCTGAAATGGTTGCTGCTTACATTCGTGAGCTTGAAGCTGATGAAGCTGGACTTAAATCCGAGATTGACCGTCTTTCTGAACGTAAGCGTGTTTTAGTTGCGAAGATTGATAACCTTAAAGATTATCTTCGTCAAAACATGATGGCGTCAGGAAAGACAAATATCAAAGGTAAGTTGTTCAGTATCACTCTTGGCAAGCCGTCACCAGTTCTTGATGTGTTTGTTCCTGCTGAACAGCTTCCTGAGCAGTACCGAGTTGTGAAAGTGTCGGCAGATAATGCAGCAATTAAAAATGCGATAAAAGCCGGGATTGAAATTAAGGGTTGTGCCATCACCGACGGCAAACCAAAACTGATCATCAAATAAATCGAGAGGACACAAAAATGGGTTTCTGGAATCTTTCTGACGGTAAAGCTGTTGAATCTAAATCTGAATTTGAGTTGGGTGGTGGTTTCGAGGTAATTCCCGATGGTAGCCGTGTTCTTGCTGCCGTTGAAGAGTGTAAAGACGATCAGTGGGAAGGTGAGCGATTCTTCAATCTTAAGTGGCGAATCCTTGAGGGTGATTATAAAAATCGCATCATCTTCCAGAAACTGAAAGTATTTAGCTCAAAAGAGAAGCAGCGTGACAATGCTATCACTATGCTTGCAGCAATTGACGCAAATGCTGGTGGCAAACTGATGGCATCAGGTAAAGAGCCGACTGATTTTGCTATTGCCAGTGCTCTTGCAAATCGCCCAATGATTCTTCTTCTTCGCGTTTGGGAGTCTGAGGATAAGCAAAAAACTGGTAACTATGTGGCTGGTGTTTTCAGTCGTCAACAGACAAAAGCAGCATCTGCTCCTAAGCAATCTGCACCGTCTAACGAGCCTCCGATGGACTTCGACTCTGACGTGCCTTTTTAATGACTTGATGTTTATCTAAATAAAGCCCCGTAACGGGGCTTTTAATTGGGGGGTTGTATGTACAAAGTTATCTGTGATTACTGCAATATTGCGACAAGACTAGCTAAAGGGAGTGAAATTTACCCACACAGACCAGACCTTTCATCTCTTAATTTTTATCTATGTGATTCTTGTGGTGCTTATGTTGGTTGCCATAAAAATGGTGATGGTAAAAGACCTCTTGGAAGGGTGGCTAACGAAGAATTAAGGAAGGCAAAAAGTAAAGCACACTCCGCTTTTGATCCATTATGGAAATCAGGGAAAATGACGCGTGGTGCTGCTTATTCAGCACTGGCTAAAAGCATGGGTATTTACAAAGAGCAATGTCACATTGGCATGTTCAATGTTGAGCAGTGTGAGTATGTTGTTGCATGGTGTGAGGGATTTGATTTATGAAATACACACTAAGGCCATACCAACAAGAAGCTGTGGATTCAGCTATGGCACACATTCGCAGCACCATCTCATCATGCGTTATCATCCTCCCGACAGGTGCAGGAAAATCTATGGTTGTAGCAGAACTTGCATCTCGTATTTATGGTATGAGCAAAAAGCGAGTTTTGTGCATTGCTCCCACAGCGGAACTCGTCACACAAAATCGCGCTAAATATCTCCTTACAGGAGAACCAGCCAGCATGTTCAGTGCAAAAGCTGGTCCCAAAAACCTGCGTCATCCTGTAGTATTTGGTTCACCAGTAACCATAAAGAACTCAATAGAGATGTTTGGTGATAAGTATGGCGCTGTCATTATTGATGAATGTGATGGAATAACGCCAACCATTAAATTTATTATTAATGAGATGAAGCGTCGCAATCCAAAACTGCGTGTTATTGGAATGACCGCTACGCCTTATCGCCTTGGAACTGGATACATCTACAAAGAGCATTACCTCGACGGTCCTACAGATGAAGAAACAGCCATAGACCCATATTACGACAAAGTCGTTTATGAGCTTGAAGCTAAATTTCTCATCGAAAACGGATACCTTACGCCTCCAGTGACAGAGCCTGTTTTTGACGAGTATGATACGTCTTGTCTTGAAAAGGATAAGTTTGGTAGGTATACAACATCTTCAGTTGAAAAGGCGATGGTTGGCAAAGGAAGAAAAACATCACGTATTGTTGAAGATATTATCCGTCGCTCTGTTAATCGGCGCGGAACGATGATTTTTGCCAGCACCAAGAAACACGCTATGGAGATAATGGAGTCACTTCCTCCCGGTTCTTATAGTTATGTTTTTGGTGATATGCCAACAGCAGATCGCAACAAGGCAATATCAGACTTCAAGGCACAAAAAGTTAAATACATCGTTAACCAGAATATCCTTACTGTAGGGGTGGATGTTCCTCATTGTGATCACATAGCAGTAATGAGAGCCACAGAATCACCAAGACTCTACCAGCAAATAATTGGCAGGGGGACGCGTCTTTATGAAGGTAAGGAAGACTTTCTTGTCAGCGATTACGCAGGCAACATTCAGCGCCACTTTTCTGAGACTGGAGACTTGTTTACTCCAGAAATAAAAGCAACAAGGAAAAAACCATCCGTGCCAATGGATGTCAAATGCCCTCTTTGTGGCTTTATTAATGAATTTGGTGTGCGTCCAAATCCTGAAAATCTTGAAGTTGACAAGGAAGGTTACTGGCTTGATTTGGCTAGTGACAGGGTGATGATTGATATTTTTGATAAATCAGGTGAAAAAATTGGAAGCAAGCCTATGCCTGCTCATTTTGGGAGGAGGTGTAAAAACTACGTTATGCACGGGCCATTAAGGGAAATGCACAGGTGTACTTATAAGTGGTCGGTGAAAGAGTGTCCTGATTGTGGATTTGAAAATGATATAGCGGCAAGAAACTGCACATCATGCGGTGCTGAAATCATTGACCCAAACCAAAAGCTAAAAGAAGAAGCTGACAGGCTTGATTCTTCTCCTTATTCAACAAAGCAATCAAGCGTAACCATGATGAACATCATGAAGCATTACGTTTCAAGCGGTGAAGATTTGGTGCACGTAAAATTTGCTATTGAACAGAAACCATTTTTTGTTAGCAAGTTCTACAATCCAAACTCTGAGAAAGAATGGATGAAGAAGGAGTGGGAAGAATTTTGTGAGAAGTGCTTTGGTGAACATAACATGTCAATTGATGATGCAATATCTAAAAGAGATGAGGCTGTCGCGCCATCAGTGATTATGTTCAGAAGAGATAAGGGTAGTAAATATTTCAACGTTAAAGGCATGTATTGGGGGGTATTATGATTTTTCCAGAAGGCGTTAAGGTATATGGAAATTTAGATTACAGAAACAAAAAGTGCCCGTCAGAAGATGCTGAGCTGGAGACTTTTGTTAATCAGATAAGGAAGCTATATCCTGACTTTGCAAGAGTTATGATTCATGTACCAAATGAAGGAAAGCGTAAAGGGTATGAAGTTGAAAACCTGAAGAAAAAAGGTGCGCTAAACTTTGGGGCATCAGACATCATTATCATCGGAAAGCAATCATTCGTCATGGAGATGAAAAGAATGGATCATACTTTATCAAAATGGCAGCCCGGTCAAATGGCATACCTAAAGGCGGCAAAAGAATTAGGTTCCTTCGCGTGTGTATGCCTTGGTTGGGAAGCTGCAATGATGGCATTTAACGACTGGAGAGCAATAAATTACCCAAACTATAAAAAACCATCAGAGCCATTGATATTTGATGGTTTTTAGCAACCACGCCAGCAATCAGGACAGCAACCGCAACGACAACAACAGCCACCAAAACAAAAAAGCCAACAAGGAGGGAATGAGACTCCGATGGACTTCGATGATTCAATACCCTTCTGATGATAAAAATAACCCCGCCGAAGCGGGGTTATTGTTATTACATAAATGCATATCTCGACTCTCGCCTGGAGATGATGCAGTGGTGGGCGGACTGGCTTGATGAAAAGGTGGAGCAACCAACATTGCTATATCTCAGATAGCACAAAGCCTTGCAATCCAGTGCAAAGCCTTGTGTGTCTCAGTTTTGCCTCATAGGTAATGAGGCTTTAACTGCGATGCAGTAATCAATACTAAAATTTACTTAAAATTCATAAATACACCAGATAAAAACAATCCCGCATTTTTATGCGGGATATACTGCATTTATTGCAACTACATTGCCATTAATATAAACATAGCCAATTCGTCATAACGAATTCCGTAGCGTCCTCCTGCTTTTTTTACAAGAATCATATCTCCTGTTTTATATTGAGAATAAATTTTCTCACCTGTATCAGGATCTGTGCTCTCTTCAGTTATCACCTCTTCATCCCATACGTCAGGCCATTCATCGTAACACCAAAAAGCATATTGCTCAGGATTTAAACCATGCTTTCTAAGAATATCCCCTACGGTTTGAGCGCCAACGCCAAAATGATACCTGGACGACTCAATTCCTTTGTGATTAATTGAGTCATTAAATTTAAATTTATAGATGACTGACTTTATTTCAATAGCGGCATCACGCTCTGCATTAAGAATATCATATCTTGTTTTAAGAGTTTCATCTGATGTATTGATTGACCCGGTTCCTGCATAGATAACAGAGCATCTGTTTGATGGCTGTCCAATAGCTTTAACGTTATCATCAACAGGAGCTATTTTCTTATCATCTGCCAACCACCAGTTTGTTCCATCAGCGTGACCGATTCTTACTCTTATCCCGCTTCTAATATTTAAACTTCCAGTATTACTCTGTAAATTACAATCTCCTGACGTTGGTCCAAACAGTACAGTTTTACCAACACCACATACTACTCTGGCATTTCCTTTTTGTGATACGAGTCTTGACTCACCTCCTGACTGCTCAGGAAGAGATTTATGGTCTATAAATGCATCGCGGGGGTTAAATACACCGTCTCCAGAATTATATCTTCCTCCTGTATAGTTGTTAAATACAGGACCCCAGTCAACGCCATTGCCTTCAGAGCACCCGACCATTCTAAGCACTCGTGTATTCACTGCTGCATATGGTAATGAGCTTGTTGATTGCCGGGAAGCTATCATACGTGCTCCATAACCAATAGCATTACCACCATTTATAGTTACATATGCTTGCTGGCTTTCGAAATATGTACTGTAAAAGTTCATATTTCCACAGTCATGCAGATGAATAAGAACATCATCCCATCCCTGAATGGTTCCTGCATGTACCTGTACACCGCGAACTGGTTCCCCTGAAACCTCCATACACTCTGATGGTCGGCTGAATGGTTGAGACAGGTATTGCGATGTGGCAAGCAGATGTGTGTGGTGATACAGGCTGGTAATGTAGCAATCGAAAAATTGCGTTCCCGCCATACCAAAGTTATCTATGTCATTTCGCCGTATAGTAGAACCTACTGTTGCCTCAGAAGCGTTAGACACTCCAGTAAATACTAACTTATCACCGGATACGGATAATCCTGAATAAGTGAAATTCCTGCCTCCAGATCTTAAAACTCCGGACGTTTCGAAGGTGTGGCTTGCTGACCATGGGATTTCGATAGTGCTGGGCGTTACCGCTGTAATTCGGAATACATCATGGGCGCGGATCGAAACACCTTTGAATCCCTGGAATCTACAGTGATAATAGTTTTCATCCTCGCCCTGAGAGGCCAGCGTGCCAGATACAGGAATGTTCGTTTTTAAAAGTGCCGTCTTGCGCCAGTATCCAACCACCTGCAAATTGCGGTATTCATTGCCAAAAGAAGCACGTGACCAAATACCTACATCCCACTCATCGCCAAGACCGGTATTTGCAATGTCTTTATAACCATCCAGCCCATTGAAATATGGAACAACACGAAAGTTCTCAAGGCGAACACATCCTGTCTCTGGCATCAATATTGCGGCAGAGAATGGTTTAAGCGTGGCTCTTGTAGCCCCATTAGCATCACCGTTAGTAAAATCCAATAAATCATATGATGACGCAGGTGCCGTTGTTGTATACGGGTCTTCGGAAGATGGATTAGAAACCACACCACCACTAACATCCATATTAGAAACACAATCTACAGTATATTTTTTATTTCCTACACCGTACATCAGGAATGTGGTCCCTGTGGTAATATCAGGAGCAAATGTTGCAGTATATCCGGAGACCCATTTGCCCACACCAAGACCAATTATCCCACCACCAGAAACAGGTGTTAACGTATCCGTTATTACATACGCATTATCAGTACCATACACAACTTTTCCGGTGTTTAATGCAGCCTGCCATGCTGCCCAGTCGATACTTTGCGTTAAGCTCGTCACGAAAGTATATTGCGCCTGCGCATCTACAAGGGATGCGTAACGCTCGGATAGCGGATGATATGTGCCATCCCCTATAGATCCGAACTGTCTGACGTTAATAAAAAGCGCGTTATTGTCATGCTGAGTAAGGCTTACAGCACCTGGGTATGACAACTTAACCGTGATTAAGTTATCGCCTTTATCATCCGCTGAGCTTGCAAGGTCTTTACGAAGAACATCGGCTACATCAACAGGCTGCCATTTTCCCTCACCAGTACCACCTGCTGATGCGGGCGTTGATCCTGCCGGTACAGTTTTTGGCAATGTTTCAAGATCATCCCAGCGATACCAAATATTCGTGGACTTGTCCTGCAGGAGGTCTCCGGCAGACGTAACTGTCCCACCACCCTGAAATGAGCCTGCAAGATTCCAACCGAGATTATAGATATGCTCCAAAAACAGCTGCTTCAGGCCTTCAATTGTGTAATGCCTGTTACCGAACCGGTCGAAATACTGCCGTGCAAGGGAAGTAACGAACTCGTCAATCTTCCCGGCGTTAAACTTGAGGTCGCGCGGGTCTTCTGACGGAATTGGTTTATTAGTTGGTGTGGTAGCCATTATAATAAATGCTCCTTTGTGAATTTGATATATATTGTATCACGATGGCGATATGACATATTCGTACATGTCGTCACTATATTCACTCATTGTCAGCGTCGTTGTTCCGTCGCTCCCGGGATTCTTCTGACTGACAACCCACAGCGTGGTATCCAGTTCTTTCTCCGTGCTCAGCACGTAACGAGATTCAGACTGTACGTTTGTTCCATCCCATATGTTCAACTCGAAATCTGAGGGCAAATTGCAGGTGAATGTATGCAATCCGGTTACTGTTGCTGGCAATCTGTCTGACACGCTGCCGTCATAGCTGGTAATCACAACATAGAGATTGTCATCTGCGGTTAACTGCTCACTGGTTGTGAATACATTTCCGTTGCGCGCTTCAATAACGCCAGTCTGTTGCACGTCATCATACATATCGACGACCTGAATCATGTCACCTACGTTAACCCACTCACCATCTGCCAGCGCTTTAATTTCCATGCTACGGCGTGAATAAATCAGCCTGCGACACTCAAGGATTGCCCGGTCAACAGCCTGATAGCGATTGCGAACATAAAGCATGTCGAATTTCTTCGCTTTAGTTGGCTCACCTTCGACAATTCCGCTATCTGTGATTCGATAGTAAACGTTGGCTTGCTTGTTCGTTGTTGGGTCGCGATATTCGACGTTGACGCCATCATAAGTGCCGGGAAGACTGATGTCATAGCTCAGTTTGTATCCATCGCTCTGTGTGTTTCTGGTGTTGAATACAGTCGCCGGATATTCTCGTTTTTCATCGCGAGAGAAGCTCATTACACCATCATCCCAAAACGCAGTAACACGAGCGGCATCGCAGATGGTCTGCAGGCGTTCGCCAATACTTTTATCTTCATCGTCAAACGTGTAATCGAAATAACCGAGTCGCTCATCAGGCAGACTGTCGGCAATTTCATACAGCTTCACGATGTCGATCGTGTTTTCTGAATTGCCAGCGGTAATCAGCCAGTTATGCAGAACAGCATCAGCAAAGCTACGGGAAGGTGCAAGCGTGTAGCGCACCGCGCCAGTATCACGGTTGTATCCGATGGTGTGACGTGTGATTAACGCATTATATTTCCTGTCACGACTTCCAGTTGCGTTTTCTGTTGCGCGTACAATGACTTTAACTACCGTGTCATCTGGATACGAAACATTGGTCCGCGTGACGATTGAGTGAATTTCCTCAAGCTGAAGGATTGACGTGTCGGAACTGTTGTTTGTTCGTCGCATCTGAATCGCATAGCGACCGGTGCCTGCCGATGGTGTTAACTTAATCGTGTAGTAAAACGTGTCGTTTCTGTCCACGTCCTGATAATAGTTCATCGACTGATATGTGCCGGGAATCTGAACGTTATCGTCATCAATCTTCCACCATTCAATGAGCACGCTGAAATCATTTCCGTCATTGGTCTGGTGTTGGAGATGCACCCAAAGCTGATCACCATCAATCGGTGAAAAGTACGGGCCAGAAACAATCGGCTGGTTATCTGTCAGGTTGAAATAGGTGTTATTAATCGTCACGCCATTCAGTGATGATATTGGTGCACCTGAGTAGTTGATGCTGTTAATAATAAATGTGTACCAGTAGTTTACTGGTGGCAATCCGCCATCATCAGTTTCTGTTGCGGAGACAAGTCTCCCTGATAGCGTAACGTTTTCGGTGACAGATGCACCACCTCCCTGCGCGTAAGTGATATTCAGTTTAAACACCACATCATGAGGCATGGTTAGGTCAACGAAGTAATCGAATGCTGAGTTTTTCGGTATTTTGACAGCGATCTGACCGCCAGCAAATTCTGTTTCTGTGACCGTGGTTGTTGTTGCCGTTTCAATGACCACTGGCGGAGGGTCGGTATCCAGTTCGTTTGGTCCGTAAAGCTCTTGCCCGTCAACATCATCAAATGCGTAAGGTTCGTACACAACCGGAATAACCTCTCCCGGCTGATAAATTGTATAGCTCGCACCAGCCAGTGAACCGAGGTTTGACTCCGAGTAACGCACGGATGATACATCATACTTACCGAGGCCAAAGTTCATGAACTCGGTGACATATTTAATATTGTTGATGTATTCGAACAATGATTCCTGAAGCAAATCAGGAAACGCACGAATCTGACCGAAGTTATCAGGGCGAGCTTCGCCGTTGCGTGCGATGTTTGTCTGTGCTTTAAGGCTGGTATTCGGTGATGTTTTCGAACTGGTATCTGTTTTTGGCGTGGATACTTTTGGTGTAAGGAATGAGAAAATCTTCGTTACTGGCTTCAGTATCGCGCCGATTAGGTCGCCAATTGCGCCGGAAGGCTGGCAATAAACATTAACCACATCGCCATCGCGAAGGCAGAAAGAAAGCTCATCATCTTCACCAAGCACTCTGCCATTTACCGCAATTGAAATGCTGGCTGGAAGATTTGATTTATTAAGCCACTTCCACAGGTTAGTGCCAGCTGGCACCATCCCCGTTTCTTTCGGTGTGCCCGGCATCTTCTGAACATGAATTACTGGCATAGGTAAGAAACCTTAACTTTGTTGATATTCTTTCGAGTGTTCGCAGCCGGTCAAACCTGACTGCCGTTTTCTCTCGCGCATGAAGTATTCTATCACGACCCCATATCATGGCGATGTGCACAGGGACGTTGCCGCGATACGCCACGACAACGTCACCTGTCGCTGGTGATTGCGTATGCTTCCAGAATGTCACTTCGCTATCGAAGCAGGTAACAAAAGAGCCGCCATTATCATAACTGTCGTCATGATGAATATTGATACCACGACACAGGCGGTAATAAAGAACAACCAGCCCCCAGCAGTCTACAGCTTCAATATGACAACACCTGTCTTTGTACGGCTTGCCAAACATGAGTTGCGCAAATTCTTCATCAGACATTGCGCAGTCCCGGGAATTGAGCGATGTCATAAAGTTTTGCTACGTTTCCTTTGATTGGGTTTTTGATTGACAGCGTAACGGTGACATCAGAACCATCCATAGCTACGTCGCTGACATACAGGCGATACGGTTTCAGTGGTATGTTGGTGTCAGTTTCTTCAAATCGCTGATACAGTGCGCTGATTGGCTCAATGCGACCGGAACCAGTCCACAGTTTCAGGTATTGCTTGAAGTCATTAGCCAAACGTGCAAACTTGACAGTTGCGTTAATGGCTGGCGTGTTTGACTGCTGAGACTGCGTGATGTCCATGCGCACTGGCAGGTAAGTTTCTCCGCCAAGCACCATTTCATCAAGTACGTTAGCCACAAGACGCACATAGCCAAAGGACGAGTGATAAAACGTTATCGTGTCGAATAACGCCCAGTTAGGGCGTTTTGCTTTGTAATCGCGTAATGATGGCATTATGGATACTCCGGCAGGTCACGGTTAACGACTTCATCCAGCCAGCTGTACCATCTGTAATCCAGCTCAACAAGAACATCATCGAACTCGTCCATTGTGTTATTTAGTTTCTTAGCGATAACATTGCCAGTCCACGTCACCACGCCACCATCAATACTGGTCTGCACAGGATAATCGGTAAAGTGCAGCGTCTGCTCCTGCAATCCACTGCCGCCGAGGTCAATCATCATGGTGAACCAGTTGTTACATTTGTTGAGGTAGCTCGCGCTACGCAACCACTGGATAAACGCTCGTTCTTCCGCCAGTGTAAACTTCCACGTCAGGCTCCATGTCGCCGCAATGTCAGTTGTCAACTTCTGGAAAATCGGCGCTCCAACAGCGGGCTGGTCGCTGCGGAACGGAGTTTGCTGTGTCAGGTTTTTACTGGCTCGTTGTGCTAGTGGCAGCCAGTCAGGGTATTTGATGATAGCCATTATTCGGTTGCTCTCCGGTTTGCTGAGTAGTTGCGGCTAATGCTTTGCCCAATGGGGCCGTTGTTTTCTATGTCACTAACGATAGTCTCAATCGTCACACTGCCGTCACCGTTATCTCTGGCGCTGCTGCTAACCTGCGCTGAGCTGTTATTGATGACGTTATTATAAACCACAACGCCACTACCACCTCCGGTAAGGTCTTTGTTGCTGATAACGGAGCCATCGTTACCGGGGATCATATACTGGCGACCGTTGGACGCATGGAATATTTCAGGCAATCCATTTTCGCCCACTTCGTACATACTTCCGGCACTAACTGAGCCGCCATTTTTACGCTTGCCAGCAATACCCATCGCCAGAGCCCCGAGAACGGCACCTACCCCAATTGCAGCAGCACCGCCGAATGAACCGATTGATGCGACGATTGCTGCAGGAGTCCATACTGCAGTAGTGGTTGCCGCCGCCGCCGTCGATGCTGCTGTTGTGGTTGCTAATCCTGCCGTTTGCGCCGCCGTTGTGGTTGCCGTAGCAGCAACCTGCGCAGTTTGCCCCATAACAGCAGACTTAACCCACTGAACGCCCATTTCAACAAAGCTGTTTACCAGAGAGTTAAGAACCGTAGAGCCGAGACTGCGCATGGCATCCTGTACGCTCATCGTTCCGGTAAGCAATCCTGTAATGCTGTTTGATGCCGTGCTCATTGCCGAATCAAGAGCGGTACCGAACAGTTGCGCACCGAGGCTTTGTTGCTGCCATTCCTGCCACATCGCATCCATTCGCTGCTGTCGATATTGTTCCTCAATTGCTGCGCGAGTTTGTTCAATCTCCGTGATTTTCTGCGGATATGCTGCGGCGTAAGCGTCAAGGTCAGCCATGCGTTGCTGGTATTCACTATCAATGCCAGTCGTTGGTGACACAATGGCACGCAATCCCTGATATGATTGTTCTATGCGCTGCTTTTCCTTCTCCGCTGCCGCCTGCTCCTTCAACGCATTCTTCTGATCCCAAATCTTAGCGGCGTATTCTCCAGCCAGTTTTATTTGCTCCTGAGTGGCTGCCTTGCCAAGCGATTGCTGCGCGTTGAGGATTGCTTGCTCGCGGGATAATTCGCTGGTAGATGTGGCATTGAGCATGGTTTGCTGGCGTAATTTCTCCAGCTTTTCAGCGACTGACTCAGCTTGTCGTTCTTCGGCGCTCTTGCCCTTTCCTTTTCCCTTTTTGTCTTTGGTTGGTGCTTGTGCAATCTTCAGGTGTTTTGTTGCTTCAGCCTGTTTCTTTGTCTGCTCATAACCTTCCGCTGATGCCTTAACGAATCGCTCAACCTGTTCGTTATATTGCTTTTGCTTTTCAATATCGTCATCACCAAAAAGCGCATCAACTCCCATTTGCGCCCACGCGCCCGGGTTTAACTTCGATATAACCGTGGCGAGAGACAGAATTTTATCGCTCGTGCTGGTTGATTTATCGCCGAGGAAATCAATGTATTTTGCCAGCTGGTCGATGATCTCTACTGCTGTTTTTGATGCGCCAGTCGCATCATTGACGGCAACCACAAGTTTTGAGAATGAAACTTCAAGAGAACCAACGGCCTGATCCATTGTGCGAGGAAGTTTTTCAAACTCAGCATTGACGACGCTTGTTCTGTCCTGAATGGCATTCAGGGCATCTTCTGCCGTCAGTTTCCCGTCAAGCATTCTGGCGCGAAGCTCGCCCATTGAAATGCCAAGTCCAGCGGCTATCTGGCGCGCAAGTTCAGGCATCTGCTCAAGAATGGAGTTAAATTCTTCGGCGCGGATTGTACCAGATGCGATTGACTGACCGAACTGACGTAAGGCGTTAGCCATTTCTTCAGTTGATGATCCGCCGATTCTACCTATTTTTTGCAGGGTATCTGTAAGGTTAAGAACCTGCGCATTTGTTGCGCCAGCCTCTTTCAGTGATGACGTCAATGTTTCCCACAGCTTCGTGGTGTCACTGAGGCTTGCGCCAGTTGTTGAGGCGATATTTGCCAGTGTGCTGAATGTTTCGTTCGCGGTTTTCGCATCAGTTGACAGGCGAGCAATCCTTGCCTGAAGCTGCGTCATGTTATCGGCAACCTCAAGGAATCGCTTGCCCCATTCGATAATCAGTGACACGGATATTGCGCCAGCCAACATCGACATGCTGGTTTTAAGCCCTGAGGCTGCTCCGCCAGCATTCTTCATTCCGCTGCCAGCATTGCGTGCGCCTTTATCCAGTTTGTTAAGCTCACCAGTGGTTTTATTCAGAGATGATTCAAGGTCATCCAGAGTCTTGTTAGCTGTTGTCGCGCCAGCTTTCAGGCCTTTAACATCCATTCCGACTTCATAAACAATTCCGCCAACTTCTTCAGCCATTATGTATTCCTCGCTTTTTCGCTTTGCGTTCAGCCAGTGCCTTCATGCGCTCTCGGTCTGCTTTAGCCTGATCGTACTCTGCCGCGCGCTCTTCTTTTGTCAGACCTTTCGGCTCTGGATATTTATTCTTAATCATCATCTGAAACTCTGTCATGGACAGGTTTTCAGCCTCATCGCGCGACATGTCGAAATGCGTGCGTGCCGAGATGATGTATTGAGACGCATGAAACTCGTTTGTGGTTTTCTTGCCCTGCTCTTCCAGTCGTTCAGGTACTTTGAGTGGTGACTTGCCAATGATGCCGTGTTGCATAAGGTTACGCGCAATTATAATAATGTCGTTCACTGGCATGATGCCAGGCACGTATCGCACGCCGCGCGGTGTTGGTTTCCAACCACCAATCAGCACGGAAACATCTTCTTCACAGCATGACTGCATGACAATATAGGCCGCACTCAGCACATGGCGACCATAGACTGGCTTGCTGATAGTCTTCATAACCTGCATCTGCGCGCCAAATGGCAGGTATTCCACGTGCTGCAATGGCGCAACATAATCAATGCCATTGAGTCTGGCGTACACTTCCACAATTTCTTTCGGTGTGCCGATTTCATTCATGGCGCGGAATGATGGTTTGAAGAAAAAACTCCTGTCAGAAAGCGAGATGCACATCTCTCCGATTTCTGTTAGTGGCGTGCGATTGCTCATGTTTTGCATCCTAAATTTGACTGATGTTGATTATATCATCTCAGTGGTGTTGACACCTGCGAGGTGGTGATGTAGATTCAAGTCATCGAAACGAGATATGACTGAGGTGAGTTATGGATGTTGTTATTTTGTTGCTTTTCGCTGGGTTGGTTGTATTTGCTTATCTTCTCCCATCATTTGTGGCATTGCAAAGAAAGCACACAAACACGACAGCAATCTGTGTGCTGAATATTCTTGTAGGATGGAGTTTTATTGGCTGGGTTGCGGCACTTGTCTGGGCATTAGTTAAGAGCAACGATAAGAAATGAACGAACAAACAAAAGCAGACCTGATTTTCTACACTGATTTGTATGTCGATGCAGGTTACGACTATGAAGAGGCGGAACGCATGGCTAAAGACTTGCTTCGCGTTATTGGTGTGATTTTTGATGAGGATAAGGTGACATGAAAAATTATGAAGATATGAGTGACTTTGAGATTAACAGCGCCGTTCACAATGCGTTGCTAGATAAGCCATATGAATTAACATTTCACGGAGAAGGAAAAATAACATGGAAAGACAAAGTTCGTGGCGGGGAGTGGGAGATAGGTATTGTTGGCTACACGAAGAACGGACTGCATGACTACTGCAACAACCCAGATGACGCATGGCCCATTATTGTTAAGTATGAAATTGACGTCATTCAAAACAATGGCCAAGATTGCCCGTTGGCAACAAATAGTGCAGTAATGATGTTCCGTGGTGATGATGTGTTTATTTGCCAGCATGAAAACCCACTCCGCGCCGCCATGATTGTCTTCCTGAAAATGAATGAGGATAAATTATGATCCAGTGGATTAAGTGTGGTGAGATGCTTCCTGGTGATGGGTGTACGGATAAGGAGTTCCTGGTGTATGAAACGTTGAATAACGCAGTTCAGCATGATTATTACATCGTTCCTGATGACGGGAGAAAGCCATTCTGGAATCACTATGGTAAGTACGTGACTCACTGGATGCCACTACCAGAACCGCCACAAGAATAAAACAAAGCCCCTTTCGGGGCTTTTTCTTTATCAGGATACAGTGCAAGCCATGCTGATAATAATTTCAGGGTCAGTAGACGAATCAGTCACCGTGACGGTGTATACTACACCAGCTTCCGGGCTTGCCAGCGATGCGTCGGACTCACCACTAACTACCGCGCCATTCTTGCGCCACACGTAGGTGTAAGGAGAGACGCCACCTTCAACAACAACCGTTAACGGACTGCCTGTGCTGCCAGTTGATTGCAGGTCAGTAGTGAACTTCAGAGGTTCAAGGCTTTCTACTGTAACGCTATCAGAATCGTAAACCTTGAATTCAAGGCTGCCAGTTACGATGTCGTTCGTGCCGCCTTCGTAGCTGATGCTGGTAATGTTGCAGTAAGCGGTAACGATAGTTGCACCAGTCACCTGGCGCACCCACAAGGAAGGCTGGCGACGCGCTTTCAGTTCAGTGGCGTAAATCTCAACCAGACGGTGGAAGCCAAACTCATCGCTCGGGTCATTCTTGCGGATTTCAACCTCTGCGCTGATGGTCATATCAGAGCTGGTAACGAGAGTGGAAACAAAGCCGCCAGCGGTATCCGCTTCAGACGTGGTAGTCTGCGGAGAGTAGTCAACACCTTTGCTGGTGGTTGAACCTAAATACTTCCAGTCTTCTGCATCAGGAACTGCGTCACCGCACCCCTCAGCAAGGAACAGTCGGGTCATGCGACCGACAAGAACGCCCTTATCATTTGCACAAATAGCCATTTCGATCTCCGAATTGTGTTAGCTGCTAACGTGGTGATTATATCACAGGTATTGACAGTGATTATTTTGTGGTGTAGATTGTATTTCAGATAGTTTCCGTGAGCGACTTTGCGGACTTTTTAGAAACTGACCACAAAGATAAATACAAACGATGATGTTGTTCTGATGGCGGCGTAATAGCCTGTAAGTCAGCAAGGTCTTCCGATTCCTTGTAAACAAATTCGGCGCACTGGCCCGGTGTGATTAATAATGTGCACACAACAGGTAAGAGCATTAAAGAACTTGCAAAGAGCTTAACGGTCTGCGAAAGCATTTCCTAGTGGCACAACTGGCATGTACAACTGAGTGCTCTTTCCGTTGTGGTGAATGCGCAGGCTGATGCGCGAAAGACATTGCAGCTATTGCGGAAAAGAGCTGTTCGGCGGGGCAATTAAACGCCCGTGAGAGTCTGAAATAACCGCAAGTCGGAGATCAGCACCGGCCCCACAACACTTAACATTCAGCATTATCGCAATCATATATAGGGGTATGTATGGGTTACGGGGCTGGGTGTTAAGAAAGCACGCTGGCAATGCTTAAACCAGCACTTATGGACGCGTAGCTTAATTGGTTAAAGCAACCGACTCATAATCGGCTGATTGAAGGTTCAAACCCGTCCGTGTCCACCAAATTAAAAGCCGCTTCGTGCGGCTTTATTCATTTCACAACCCGCAAAAGCAACTCATGCACAGGACGTTTTTCTTCCGTCAGCATCGGCCTGCCGAGCGGAGCCTGCAACTGGATGTAGTTAACGCATGAATCAATCGGATGTGTCTTGATGTATTCGATAATCTCCAGCGCCTTCGCGTCAACATCAGCAACGTTGTACTGGCCTTGCTTCCCAACAACGTACAGAGAGAAATAGAAATCACCGGCGAGGCCATCCATCACCTGCGTGCCGCCGTTGGATTGTAGGATAATGAATTGCTCGTTGCCATCTCCAGTATCATTCCAGAACTGCAACTGCGAAGTCCAGCCATCGTATAATCCGGCATCCTGAAGATATGCATCAACCAGCTCAAGCATGTTCACAGCTTCATCTCCTTCTTAATCACACTATCAACCAGGTCTTTTGTGCGTTGCGCTGCTTTGGTCAGGAATTGCGGCTCACCGCCCGGCGACCAGTATGTACCATTCCCATTACTACGCGGCCTTCCTTTTAGTTTGCCACTGGCGTTATGAACGTACAGCGCATATTTTGCAGAGTAGCCAACTTTGCCAGTGATCCGCGTTCCGCTAACTTCCACGGTATCAAACTGGCTGTTAATCAGAGTCGATGTATCAATCGGCGTCAACGTGGCTGATTCGGTGCGGATGATGTATGTCGCCGATTTCAGAGCACGCACAGCTTTCGTGGCAATTATCTCATCCACAATCTGCGATGTTCTTTCTACGGCCTGACGGACGCCTCTTAATTTTGCTGGCATTATGTCACCAGTGCAAAGTCAGGCGGCTCAGCGCGATTGAACGTATTGCCATAATTAATCACATTCAGGATCTGGTTTGCGCCAGCCGCCAGTGGGTCAGCTTCTGTCACCGTGCCAATCATGATGTAATCACCCACCTTAGCGGCAGTGTATTCTGTCCAGAATGTGTTCTTCTGCACAATCTCATTGCCTTTCGCATCGGTCGATACATCATCGTTAAAACCATAATCGCACATGATGCTTACTGGTGCGTCAAAAGTCGGCTTGCCGTACTTGTCAGTGCCGATTTTGTGCCAGATTGTGCATGGTTGCGTGTAGGAAAACCGAGCCAGTGAAGTCATTTACACTTACTCCCGCGCACAACCGCAAACCACGGTTTACCGCTTCCGTCAGGGTCTTCCACTAAATCGCCAGTGCATCCGGCTGTATCCAGTAGTTTCATCTGGTTGTACAGCGCCATCCACGGCTTACTGCCATACGCGAATGATTGCGATGCGCCAGAAGGTGCGCTCTGACTGGTAACGTAGCGACCTGCGGTATTTGCGCTAATCAGGATGGAAGCCCACAGCATGATCGCATTTTGTCGGCATTCATCATTGGGATAGTTCAGCTCAAGGCATTCGCTGATTGATGCCACAAGGCACAGAATGCCAGACGCATCCGTCGTGGTGATGGTCATCCCGCGATTAGCCATCTGGCTGACCAGCTCTTCAGGTGTTGGTGCTGTCATTTCTCTTTGACTCCCTAACTTTCCACCACATTTCAAACAGGTTCTTTATTACCAGAGACAGAGCGCCGAGGATTGACGCTACTGCCGCCCACTCTGTCAGGCTGTGTGGAATCATAGCCTCAAAATAAGATTGCGTAACAGGTGTTTGCTCTGCAATTTTCAGGCCGATGCTGGTTCCAATAGAAGCATATCCAGCCTTATCAATCACCTGTCCTGTCGTTCCGCTTATAATCTGCTCTGCGACTTGTCTTAGTGCTCCGTTCATTGCGTGTCTCGCTGATGATATGTTTCCAGCACTTATAGATTTGGTTCAGCGAAAAAACAATGGCGACCACGCCAAGAATAATGTCCAATTTCGCCGCCCCATTTAAAAGTGATGGAAAGGATGAACAGATGGATGCCGATAATAATAAATGCATACTGCGCATGAAGCGGCGTTTCTACAGGCGTGATAAATTCCCATACGAATGACTCTATCGCAACCAGCCATTCGTAAAGGCTCATCGTCAGCACGCAGAGCGCCATCTTTGTACTTTTGCGCAGCGCAATCGCTGGAAACAACCAGACCATAGACTGCGCAAGGTAATACAGATGTTCGGCGGGAAATGAATCAACAAGCACCCATCCAAGATACACAGACATCACCATTGCCGGAATGAACACCAGAAACGCGACCATGCCCGTGCAGGCAAAGCCCAGCACATACATGATCATGATGACAATATCTGCGTCGAACATTATTTTTTACCGCGCGATGGTGAGCGGGTGGAGCCGTTTGGCTTCACTGCGCCAGTTTTTCCGCCAGTTTTGGTATTGCCAGTGGCGCGCGAACGAGACGGACCGTTTGTTGAACCCATGTTTAAATCTCCTGTTGTTTGATTAGCATGATTTTAGCATATTCCTGTTGACGTAGATTGAGAGGGTGTTTATAGTAATTACGTAGAAACAACAATAAATGTTAGAGGTGATGAAGATGGAAAATGAATTTAAAGGTACGAAATGGCCTTGGGTTGCAGACATCCGTGGAGGTTGCGCAGCAATTTACCCAGCCAGTTGCATCGATGACACTCCAGGATGTCACAGGGATGATTCTCGCAATATTGCTTATTCAAATAAGGGGGCCAAATTTAATGGAATGCGATGGGAAATTGATTCATCTGTTGAACATGACTTTAATTTAATGGCAGCAGCACCTGAGTTGCTTGAAGCTCTGCAAAAAATGCTTAGCAAGGCATACAAACAAAACTGGAATGAGCAATACCCAGAAGAATTGCTGTTAGCTGAAGAATCTATCAAGAAAGCATTAGGAAAGAAACAATGAAAACGCTCAGTAAAATCTATTCAGACAAAGAAACGCGGAACGGCATCGCTGTAAACAAAACCTATCTCGTACCAGTGGAGCAAATCTATCTGGAGCCGGGATATAACATCCGCGAAGCAGATGAGCAGCATGTGGAATATTTCGCGCAGTGCTGGGAATCAGGTCAGCCACTGCCAGCATTAACAGTTATTCCTGACGAGAAGGGAATCCGCATTCTTGATGGTCAGCATCGCTATCTCGGCGCATTGCGTGCCATTGAGCGTGGCGCGCCAATCGTTCGCATTGAGTGTAAGGATTTCGCTGGCGATGAGGCGGATAAAATTGCCTTCATGGTGTCATCCAGTCAGGGCAAGCAGCTCGACCCGTTTGAGCGCGCAAAGGCTTACACGCGACTGAAAGGCTTTGGCTGGACGAATGAAGAAATCGCCAAAAAGGTCGGTCGCTCAGTATCTGACGTGCAAATGCACCTGTCGCTTGGTGATGTGCCAGCGGAAGTAAAAGCGCGCATCAGTGCAGGGCAAATCAGCTATGCAAATGCCGTAGCAGTAACGCGTGAGCATGGCGATGATGCGGTTAAAGTTATCGACGAGGCAGTCGAAGAGGCCAAAGCGCAAGGTAAGGATAAGGTCACGGCAAAGGTGCTGAAGTCGAAAAAGATTAAGCCAGTAGACCGCATGATCGAGTTATTGAAACCAGCAGACCATGTGATTCTACCTGCTGGTCATGTTGTGGCTGAGGACGAGGAATTTATCCAGATTCCTGTTGCTGATATTCACGAGGTTATGGCAATTCTGGAGAAGATGTGATGACACCGATAGAGAAAATATGCTGCCCGCAGCATGGCGGTAGCGGAACGAAATCAACGTGTCCATTTTGTAAGTGAGGTGACAAGTGAACGCTGAACAATTCATCGAAAAACAGCTGCGCGCCAAGCTGCCTGACATCGACCAGATGGCAATTGATGCGGCGATCCAGTATTACAAGCGCAACCAGAGCGCAAAGAAGGGTGGCATTTTTGAAGAGTGCCTGAAGGTTGCAAAACAACACATGATTAAGGTGAAGTGATGAAACTAAAAATCAGCAAACTATTACTTGAATCAGCGTTAATATTTCATGCGCGCAATGATGTGCGTTACTACCTGAACGGCATCTGCTTCATGCCTGATGGTCGCATTGCATCAACTGACGGTCATCGCGCATTCATTGGTGGAAGCCATGACAATAAGCTGACAGAAAATGTGATCATCAAGATTAGCAAGTCTCCAACAAAACGTTATGAGTACGCCATCATTGATACCAAGTCGAAAATTGCAACGTATCATGATGAAGCTGGAGCGATGGTTGGCACTGGTATCTGCGAAGAGATTGATGGTCGGTTCCCTGACATTGATCGCGTGATACCTAAGGAAACGAAAGCAGCAGAGGAGATTGGCTTTAATGCTGGCTATCTGGTTGATATCGAAAAAGTGGCTAAGCTGTTTAATCCAAAATTCTGTGGTGTCAAATTAGAACTGAATGGAAATACAAATGCTGCAGTTTGCTGCCTTAGTGCGCCATCTGGCGAGACTGCGAAGATTGTTGTTATGCCGGTGCGTCTGTAGCAATAAAAAACCCGCATAATGCGGGTTTTATTTACTCTGTTTTCTTTTTCTTTGTCTTCTTTTCTTGTGGGGTCGCGACTTCGAAAGACTTTTCCAGTTCTGGCATGACGCGCAGTTTTGGTAGCAGATGCTCGTCTGGTTCGGTGATCACCTCGCCAAGCTGCAATTCACGAATCTTGCCTTTCTCTTTAACAAAGATTCCGCGTGCGATCACTTCGTATTTAGCCATTTAAATATCCTCATGAGTTAATGCAGGTCAATTGTAGCACACTCATTACACCTGTAGTAATATAGAACCAAATTAGGAGTGACTTTTATGAAAACAAGAAAAGAAGCCGCGCGAGAAGCAAGAGTTGCTGGATTGAAGCAATTTATATGTGAATGGGTCCCATGCTCTGTATGTGGTGGAACTGTGTTTTTTACGGCATCATGTGGGTGCAAGCATTGTGTATACGAAAGAACAAGGAAGCAGAGAATAACAGAGGAGCGCAAACGCAAGGAAAGTGAGTACAGAAAAAAGGAGTGGCAGAAAAACAAGGATAACAGCGAGTACAAAAAGAAAAGAAAACAATCACAACAGGAGTACAACAAAAGGAAGATGCAAAGGCTTAACGAGAATCCAGAGAAAAAGGAGGAGTTTTTACAAAAGAAAAGGGAAGCTTATCGCAGATGGTACTACTCAGAGAAAGGCAATAAAAAGGCTCTGGATAATGTCAGGCAATGGCAAAAGAAGCACCCACACCACGTGTTCCTAAGAAAAATGCTTGAGCGGCTTGATATGAGAGTATCTGACATTGCGCTTGATAGAACGGTAGATGATGTTCTCGGGTACTCAAAGGATGATTTCATTAAGCATATAAAATCAACCATGCTTCCATGGATGAGTTTTGATGACCGCAATAATTGGCATATTGACCATATTTTATCTGTCAACTGGTTTGTTAAGAATAACCTCGTATATCCAGAACTGGTTAATGCTCTTCACAATTTAAAAGCGGAGCCGGCGGAGTACAATTACAAGAAGAACAGGAGGTGGCTACGGACAGATATGACGGAATGGGAGTTTTGTTACATGTTACAGTACATGGTTTACGGTGAAATTAGATACAAAGAAGGGGGATAAACCCCCTTTTTTATTATTTAGCTTCCTGGCTACCATAGCCATTAAAGACGCGGCTTTTTCCAGCGGCATCCTTGCGAATCTGCAGACCAAAAGCAGACCATACCATAAAGTTAAAGTTATCGTGCGGATTGTCACGGGCTGCTGCGTAGGTGGAAACAGGCTGAGCAACACGCGGACGGATGTACATGTCGTTGCGAACGTAGCCAACGAAATGGTTACCAGTCAGCAGGAAGTTGGTGCCAATCTTACCGATGCGACCATTACCAAACTGCGTGATGTACTGCTCAACAGTGCCACCTTTGAATCCAGCCGCATCAGAATACGGACGCATGAAGCTACGACGCACTGCCGGGGAAACCCACAAAGTTACCTGTTCAAATACGTTCTGCGCATCCAGAATGGCCTGGAAATCCTGATTGAAGAAGGTCACGATTTGGTCAGGCGTTGCGGTTTGCAGGTCGATATTCAGACCGACGGAAGCATTCAGGTTAACCTGAACAGTGTTCGGGTGGTTGGTGATACCGTAGCCAGTGTAAACGCCGTTCACATTCAGAGTCTGGTCACCAGTCAGCAGGTATTGCGCCATGTCGGAACGCAGGTTAAAGGTGACGTTAGCCTGATCGTCCAGCAGCGGGTCGAAGCCTTCAGACTGCATACCCAGCAGTTCGCGCCATTCGCGGCTGTAGCCAGTCTTGAAGATTGGAATCACATCGCCAGTGTAATCGTAGCGAGTTTTATCCAAATCTTCCGGTTCCTGACCAGACAGAGTGCGGACGACCTTGCCAGCATCGGAAGCGATGCGGCTTATTGCCACGGTCTTGCCGATATTGATATTTGCCGCGATGCCCATCAGGTCGGCCATCATGTCCTGACCAGCTTCGTTACGGAAAACGCGGGTGGTGACGTTGTCAACGTCGCGCCAGTAATCTTTCGTTACCAGTGCGGTGGCGTTAACACCGTAAGTTTTCGCCAGTTCAGCTTCTGCATTGCAGAATACCTTACGGTCGATGGTGAGGTGTTTCCACTGGTCAGCCACTACTGCGGAGTTGGCTACCAGGTCTTTGGTAAAAATAATCTTTTCCATTATTACTCTCCAGCAGGCATGGAAGCATTGCCAGCACGACGAACTGCAACCAGCTCGGCGCCATCAGAGGCAACGGTGTAAGTTTCATAAGAATAGAACAGGATGTTGTCCCCATTACCAGCAACTTTCAGCGCACCAACATCGTCACTTGCCAGCGGAGTGCCTTTCTTCAGCACAGAACTCTGCGCAACCAGTGCATGATAGGTAACGCCAAATTCGCACTGCACAGCCATGCCAGTAGCATTAGCCGGAACCGCTTCAGAGACATCACCGCCGCCGATGTAGTTATGCTGAAGCACGTAAGGGAAACCCTGACCGCCAGCGGTAGCGTGCGCGATGATTTTGTCGTCATCGTTAAAAGTTACCAGTGCGCCCGGCTGCAATGCGGCGTTCATGATGCCTTCGCGAATCTGCGGGTCGTTCTTGCGAGCTGGGCCACCAATGATGGTGCCATAACGGATAGTAGCCATTATTCGGGTGCCTCCATATCAAAATCGTCTTCGGCGTGGTTCGGCTGGAAGCCACCTTTCAGCGCAGCAGGCTTGCTGGTCAGCGCATAGGTTTCACGCAGTGCTTCGCCTTTCAGTGCATTCACAGCGGATTCCGGCAGTTTAAGTTCAGCGATGATAGCAGCACGCATCGCGGTTTCTTCCTGCTCGGTATTCGCTTGCAATTGCTCTTTCAGCTTAACGTTTTCTGCTTCGATGTCGGTCAGCTTCTGGTTGACAGCTGTCAACGATTCCTGAACCGGCTTGAGGGCTTCAGCGAGTACCGCTTGTAATTCCTCGTTCGTCATTGAGATTTCCCCTTCAGTTGATTTTACCGGCTCAAGTTCAGTCTTATAAACAGCCTTGACCCGCTCACCGACCAATTTTACCACATCATCTTCAACGATGTAGAGCTGCTGAAAAATCTGACCTTTGATTTCAAATCCGACACGGTCATCGTACACAGCTACAATGTAAGGCCAGACATCCTCGCCGACTTCAGCTTTCAGAATCTGGCGAATCTGCTCGCTGATATTCTCAAACGACAGGTCTGATTTGTTGGTGATATAGTTGATGGCTTTATGTAGCCACGATTTATAATTAATCTTATTGGCGCTTTCGTCAGGCACGGTTGAATCCTCAAGGTTTACAGTAATGCGTTCGATTTGCTCGCCATTGGTGGCAAAAATGCCCACGCCATCTTCTGGCGTTCCGGCTCCCGGCACTCCCGGTGGCAGAATGGCGAGATGGTCCCATTCCATGTTGCGCGCAATCCATGTGTATTTTTTGCCTTTGCTTGTGCCTTCCGCAGCTTCGCGATTGAGCAATAAACCAGTGGATACGTGAATTGGTTCAGCTCCTTCAGCAGAGTTCATCAGCGCCTCAATGCGACCAAGCAACTCCTGACCCTTTTCTGAGCGCTCAGCGATGATTTTGTTAACCTTCAGGTCCACCAACGCCTTACTGCCGTCATGGGATGAGTTTTCAATCCATGCGCCAACGCTGAACTGGTTAGCTGCGCGGGTCATGCTCGCGGAGACGTATTTGCCGTCAATCATTGGGTGATTGTATGGCGCCGGTTTACCATCAAGACCATGATAGCTCTTGCGGATTTCCTCGCCCGGATACAGGCCGTCATTCATCACAACATCATCAACCACTGGCACGACGTTTTTAATCACGTAGTGCGGGTCGCCATCAATAATCTGCTCACTGATATTACTGGCAGAGTTGATGGTATAGCGGATGTTCACCTGCAATTTATTATTCATGTGCTTGAACGCTTCCACTTCTGCGAGGCGTTTTTTGGCTGCTTCTTCTGTGTCGTATTCGCCAAATTGCTGTGAGCCGTCTTTCGACTTGACCACCCACTTATCGCCAATCTTGACAATCATGGTTAACTCTCCACGGTTAGTTTGTGGTCGAATTATAACACAGGGAGATATAGCACCATGAGGCGGTAGCCGGTGCAAACAATGGCGAATTGGTGAGTGCGTATAGCGTGAGAAAGTAAGTGATAGGGATTATATTCATGGGCTACCTCCTGATTAAATGATAGCAGCCCATGATGAACAAAAGATATACGGAGTTAGTCTGAAATCACATTATCCATAAATGCAAGCGCAGCACCTGACAGACAGAACAGAGCGCCATAGCAAATCATCTGGTACAGAGTATCCGCCTCAAACACCCTTGCGAATGCGTATGCTGATAATATCCAAAGCGATGGAATCATAATCTACCTCTGTTTTCTTTGTAGAGTGCGTCGCAGATTTTTTGATACTCCCTCTGAAACCAGTCTATGTTCCTGTTGTAATCACTGCCTATTGCCTCAATCTTCTTTGTCGCCATTGCACTTGCTGCATTAATCAATGCAACCTGAACCTCAACAGGCAGCTCTGGAAATTTTGGGCTGCTCATAACCCAGCCTCCTGTTTCGCCCGGTGGACGTATGACATAAACTTGCCAATCGGCATTTCCTTGCGGATTTGCGCCAGTATCGCCCCGTGAATCATCCTTTCCTCACCAAAATACAGCTTATCGAGTCGCGCTTTGATGAGTGCTCGCGTGCGCTTCATATGATCACGCGCCTTAAGTGCTTTCTCATGCCATACGCGATCATTCTTCTTATCCGCATATTGCAGTTGACGCTCGACCGTTTCGATTTCGAACGCCAGTTGCACGTCATAATCTTCAAGCTGAATAATGTCTGCTTTCATGATGTCGTTTAACTGGATAATCATTTTTTCACCTTTAAGCCTGCGTTATTAATTTGCTCTCGATAATAGTCATCAACATGTGGTCCGTGGTCGCTTGGGTATGGGCACGCCTGAATCTGAATCGCCACGCGCGATGCCTGCCACCCTCTCCATAACCAGAACAAAGCCTCTGAACATGATTTTCCATAATAGAGATAATCACCGCCAACATAGTAGCCATCATCATCGTTACCGCAAAAATCAGCACAAGCGATCGCATCGCTGAACCACTCATACTTGTCACTCATTTCTTCTTCAAACTGCTCTCTACTCGTCATCTTCACTTCCTCCACTACCCAGCCCATCTCTTTACGGTTATTGGCAATAAACTCATCCGATGTTTCAAACAGAGTTCTGCCGGATTTATGCTTAATAGCCCATCTCATTAAGTACGTCCTCAGCAAGTTTGCGGAACATGATTTGCACTCTTGCCACTTTGCGCCACTCTGCCTCGGTAAGAATTACATCCTCCTGCTGCGGCATTCCTGACATTTCGCATGGCGGCAATGGCTCATACTCCTGCTTCTTGCGTTTGGCTTTCCCCATGACGCCCCCTTGCGTTGCGAAGAAGTGAATTAAATAGATTGCTTACATTGACTTCCTTCTCCTTCCATGAATAACGCCACAGCTTCTTGTGGTGGTCATAGCTTCGCGTCACATCACCGTTATGAAACATAATGCGGATGCGGCTTTTTACGATCCGGTAATCAATGCCAGTGGCTGCGCTGATTTCTTTCACCTCTGCGCCAGTGTTATCAAGCAAATGGCACTTAATCGCATCATCAATGCCAGCCGCATCATCAGAGATGAAATATTTATACTGCCACTTACCACCACGAATAACTGACTTCTCGCGGCTAATAAAGCCAAGTGCGAGCATCTCATGCAAACGATGCGTTGTGGTGCTTGAATGCTTTCCTCCGCAATGCTTTTCAATATATGCACGCGTTGCGCCTGGATGATTGATAATCACGCGCATGATTTGTGATTTATAGTCCATGATCGCGCTCCTCTGCTGCCTGATTGAAGTCGTCTGCGGTGTAGAGGTGTCCGTTTCTGGTATTCCATTTTTTAATTATGATTGATTTCTGTTGATATAAATCAGTTGCAATGCCGCACCCCAAGCAAACAACTTGCGATAACCCATCCTCTCTATCCATTGTCGTCTCGCCGCTCCCGCAGAATGGGCAATCCAGCAATCCCTCATAATTCATCATCGGCATATGTGGTGCGCTCATTTGGTCATATCCTTAAGTATCTTGTTCATGTTCAACTTGCACAGTCTTATCAGAACTCGGTCGCGCCTGTATCTCCATTCCTTTTTGCCGCGCATCGATTGCTTAAGTAGTGTGCGAAACGTAATATCCTGCTGCTGATTTCTTGACTTCTTGTTTCTGGCGTTGGACTCTCTGATGTCAGCGAGAATCAAATCAACTAACGTGCTGAACTTTCTCATTTCAACCACTCCCCAAGATTATTAAATTTAGGTGTATCGCCAGACCAGTCGATAACGTCCTTCTGCTGGCTGCGTTTGCGTTGCAGGCGGTTACGCACTTCCCGCAGCTCGCACTCCAGCCATTCGCGTGTGCGCTCAACTTCATTCAGTCGCTGGATTAACGATTCTTCGTACAGTTCGTCATGCGCCATTTGTAATTTCTCCCGTAGAATTTAATAACAACGTGCTCAACGCACAGATAACCTTCATCCTCAACCGTTACTGGTTGAACTATAAACCACCGCAGATATAAGTTCGTCAGCCTTTTCACGACCAGCAACCTCCGCTTCAAGAGCAAGTGAACACATGGCAGTTTCCACATACTTAATGGTATCTTCGCGAACGTTAAGGATTTCCATAACCTCGCGCACTTCTTTCTGGTATCTCGCTGCTATTTCTTTGTATCGCATTTCCACATCACCTTTTCCGTTGTGGTACAATCTACGTCAATAAGTATTGACTAAGTGATGTAGAAACGTCAAGATGTTTTTCGAGAAGGAGTAGTAAATATGCCAAGACCACGACGCGAGCCGATGGACATTATCACCAGCATTGTGGAGAAGCGGCAGCCGCTGACACTCCGTGATGTTCGCTACTTTGCCCGTTGCTATGTGGCGCTGGCTGATATGTCTAAAAATGACATGTATGATTTAATTCGCGCCAACTTCAGTGTTGACGAGAATAACAAAGTCACAATAAAGGAGAGTGATGATGGATTGGAATGATGTGTTCGAATACCGTGATGGGTTGCTATATTGGAAGATAAAAACAAACAGAAACATGAAAATAGGGAGGCTGGCAGGAAGCATGGCAGGTAATGGGTACATGCAGGTTCATTGCTTTGGAAAAGTGCGACTGATGCATAGAATAATTTGGGGAATGCACAATGGTGAGATACCAGAGGGGATGGAGATTGATCATATAAACCACATTCGTGATGATAATAGGATTGAGAATCTCAGATTGGTAAGCAGAAAGCAGAACGCTAAGAATCTTTCTATGCGATCTGATAACACGAGTAATGTTGTCGGAGTTAGTTGGGATAACAAGGGTAAGAAATGGTATGCAAAGATTGCCGTGAACGGAAAGCAGATTGCGCTTGGCAGATTCTCAAACTTGTCAATGGCTGCAGAATGCAGAAAAGCAGCTGAGGAAAAATATTGTTTCCATAAAAATCACGGAGCATTAAAGTAAATGAAAGATACAGAGCAACTTATCACCGAACGCGGCAGTCGATACGGTAAATTCAAAGATGGCGCTGAAATCATGCAGGAGCTGAAAGATGTGATGCGCGAGGTGGATGGATGGCGCAATCTGACGCCAAGCCAACGCGAGGCGCTCGACATGATTCAACACAAGATTGGGCGCATCCTGAATGGTGACCCAACCTATGATGACAGCTGGAAAGATATTGCTGGCTATGCAACGTTAATTGTTCATGAACTGAGCGGAGATATTAAATAATGGCATTCTGCGACATCACCATCGCGCAACGAAACGCAAACTTTACCAACATTGCTGACACGTCCGCGCAACTGGTATCACTGAACAGCGAAGGCAGCGCAGTGCTCAAGATCGGCACGGAAACAGCGCAATTCATCGTGCAGAATCTGTCGCAGGCAAACGCAAAACAGGTGCTGATTAGCACGGGTAGCGTTCTGTTTCTGGCGGGTAATTACAATGCACCGGACCTTGAGTGTTCGTTGGTGCGCATCGTCGAAATTGCGGTTGAGGAATCTGTTGATGAACCAACAACATCGCCAGCAGAGTGAGCCACCAAAACCATCAGCATGGTGTGAGCAAATGGAGCGCAATGCGAAAGATGGTGATGAGGCTTATGCTTATTTCCAGCTAAAACAGATGTGGAAGAAGAGAGAAAACACCGAGCAAGCCAATTAAACACAAGCCCCATTACGGGGCTTTTTTATTGCAGTGATTCAGGTGGTTTTCCATAGCATTTCTTTGGTGATTTGCTTAGCCTGCATTTCACCGCAGACTGATAACCAGCGCGACCACTTGCCACATCAGAAGCCATCTTGTCATACTCTTCTCGCTTATCTCTGCTTAGCATTCCCCGCCCTCAATGAATTGTACTGTGCCTCACACGCTAATCCTGCTTCTCTTGCCCTGTCAGCGTAATCTGCCAGTTGTCGATTTCTTTCGACAGATTTGCTGAGCACGTTTCCAAGCAAAACTCCGGTTTTTGCGGCTGGATTGCCAATGGACTCAGCGGTGGAATATCCGATGAGCTGCTTGCGGATATTTGCGAGCTGTTGCTGCAACCTGCCAGACTTAGCAGCAGCATTGACAGCGTCATTGCGCGCAGCGTCAATCCTTTGCTGTGCGTCGGCCTGAATCTTTTGCAGTTCTGCATTGCGTCGTTGCTCCTCTTGTTCGTCTGCGGCCTTCTGTTCGGCGACTGCTTTTGCATACCCGGCGGCGTATTGCTGTTCGCCGTAGCTTGATACTTTATTTGCTGCCCACAGCGCGCCAGCGGCAACAATTATAATAATTGCCAGCGGTCGCCAGTATTTAGCGAGAATCGACATCATTGCGCAACCTCCGGTTTTCCTTCCTCATGCCGTGCATTTTGGTGAGAATACCAACCAGCATGATTGAATAGCTCACCCCTTTAACCACGATTGGCGGTAGTGCTGATTTCAGGTCATCCGGCATCATTACCCATACATGCATCATTGCATCAGGCCATAGCTGCAACAGCGAGCAGAACGAAATCCACGCGCCGAGCAGCCAGTTGCTTAGCTTTTTCATGCCACACCTCCGCCAGCGGCCTTGTATGCCTGAATCAGCTTATCCAGTTTCTGCTCATGCTGACCATAGCCAGCGCCCGGCAACGAAGCCCAGCGGGAACGGCATTTATGGATGGCATCGGCAATGCGACCAGCCTCAATATCTGCGGTTGCTTTGCATTCACGGATTAGCTGCATTGCAATGGCGTCCTGCGATGCGGGGGAGAAGTCAGGCAGGCGCAACTGCTTTTTGTACGCGTCATAAAACTTAGCCAGCACCTGATAGCGTCCGGCGGCAGTGGATTTGATACCCAGCTTTGGCAGGCTAATCAGCTTTCTCGGGTGGTCTGAGTAGTCAGTAAATAGCGAGCCGCCAACAATTACATCATAACCATGATTATTGGTTTTCTGTCGCCCGTTATCCGTGCCCTCGCTGTACGCCAGCATATCCAGAAACGCCTTCATGTTTTTGCTAATAGCCATACCAGTAAACCTCTTTTTCAGTTTTGCGCTTAGCTTTGTCGTCAGTCTTCTCACCCCACACGATGAAATGCGCAACAGCACATGAGAAGCAGCGCAGGTTGTGTTTCTTCAGAAGTGTTGATTTACGGAATACGTCAATGCCGATGTCGGTGGCAAGGCTTGTCAGCGCGTCGAACTGATTCTGCGTTGTGTCAGTGGTGATGTAAGGCGATATATCCACGGCATCGGTGATTCCAAGCGTCTCCATGCCGCGTTGCGATAGTTTCATTATGCCTCCTGTTCAAATAATGATTAATTCTATCACAATGGTGTTGACGTAGATTGAGCGGTGGTGCATAGTATCTACATCAATCAAACGGTGAGGAATAAAAGATGGGAATGTACACAGAGTTGGTTCTTAAGTGTCAGATTAAGGGGGGTGTACCGAAAGAGGTGATGGATGTAATCCAGTATATGTTTGCTGGTGCCGACAGGCCAGTAAAGCTTCCTGAGCATGAATTTTTCACACTACCGCGCTGGGATTCTATTGGTAACTACTGTAGCTTTTACCATCACCCATCCGTAGTTAATAGTTGCCCAAAATTTGACTACAGCGACGAGCAATACATCTTCAGTCGCAGCGATATCAAAAACTATAGCGGTGAGATTCAGGCATTTTTGGATTGGGTAAAGCCTTACATTGACGCCATGGAAGGGCAGTGTATTGGCTGGACTTGGTATGAAGAAGAATTGCAGCCTACATTAATTATTTTTTAAGGTTAAATCATGGTAATGGTCAAATTCAAAGAAAACGGACGCTGCGGAGTGTTCTGCCTTGAGCAAATCAAAATCCGTCCGTGCGGTAAAGTGGTTGCGCCATTTGGTCTGGTGCAGATGCGCGAATGTGAAATTATGGAGTACATCAAATGACTGGCAGCAACAATCTGTATGAGGAGCGCGATATAGAGGCTCTTGATAACTTTGGCGACCTCTATTCAAAGCATGTATCCGCCATGACATCTGAATCTCTACATTCAAAGGCATCTATTGCTGCAGAACTTGGGTATCGCGACATGCTTATTGCTGAATTGGTTGTTGCAATGCAGCAAATTATTGAATGCTACGATTCTGCAGATGGCAAAGTCTGGACAACATCAAGCAAGCGTCGCGCTCTGGATAATGCGCGTGCGGCGGTTAATAAAGCGTTGGGAGAAACAAAATAAAGCTTATCGACCTGTTAGCTCAAGAATTACCTAAGCGTGGCGGGTGGCCTAATGGTGTAAGTGAAATAGGGCAGGATTATGATGGGGAAATAATGTTTTATGGGAGGGGTAATGTAAGGACTGGAATTTATCTCACCTTATCTTCTGACCATAGAAACATATACCGTCGCGACGGCGACAAGGTGACAAAGGATAGATACGAATACGCACTCGCCGCATCGAAAGAAAAATCCAGCATGGAGCGGCGAAGGTCTTCCGCCAGTGGGGTGCGAGTGTGAATATCTCGACAACAACGGCAAGTGGTATCCGGTAACAATTAAATACGCGTCAAACCAACTGGTTGTTATTTCTGGAATAACTAAAATCCTCGGCGTAGAGCAGGGCACGGAAATAGCAAAAGATATCATCATCGACAAACCGCAGTTCCGCCCACTCCGCACCGAAGCGGAAAAGGTGCGTGAAGATGCAGAAACAGCTATGCGAACATGCCTTGCGGGAACTGGCGCAGGAATTACGCCGCTGGCTGCTAAAGGCATTTACGAAGAAATCGCAGCGGGCAAGATTCCCGGCGTGAAACTGGATGATTAAAACAATATTCAGCGTCTTAGAAATATTGTGCTATGCGATAATAATATTTGTTCTTTGCATGCTGATAAGATGAAACAAAGCCCTCACTTCGAGGGCTTTTTGTTTGCCGACTGCCATGCTTCGCGCTGCTTATCAAGCCTTTCCTGTGATGACTCAAGAATGACTGGCTTGCCATCCATTAGCAATGCTGGACTCTGAGAGCAGTGACAATTCCTGCGGTTAGCAACTTCACTGTAGAACGTGTCAATTTCTTCTGGCGTGTAAAACCGTCCGTGTCTCGCCGCGTGTGTCTGGCGTGTTGTGCGCATTAATGCCGATTGCCACAGCATCACCGTCTCAATTCCTAATTCCTCGCGCGCCTCAATGACTTCGCGTCTATTAGCCTGTCGAAGAGTTCCGGTGATTTCTGTTTGCGCCAACTGTTTCGCATAGCTGTGAGACACATCCACACGCTTAACGATATCAGTCTCAACATCACGAGGATTAGCACCCCGAGCAATGCCTTCCATAATGACGGATGCCAGTTGCTGGCGGGAATAATCGCTCAATCCGCGCCAGTCTGAGTAACCCTGAGTATAAGCCAGACGCAGGCGATTCAGGTATGGCTCACTGTAGAGTATCGCGGCAATCGGCCTCTGTTCAGCATAAACAGGAGACAAGCTTGATAGCTCTGAGTTTGCCTTCTGTGTGCCAGCCTGATACGCATCACCAATGAACACGTTAGCCCACATCCTGCCGTGACCGAAATCATCACCTTCAAGCAGAATCTCGTCAATCAGCGCCTGCAACTCATCCATGAACGTGGCGGCCCGCGCACTACTGAAATCGTAGAAATACAGGCCGCTTGATTCTGCGTTAGCCTGACTGCTCGGAATAGTGCGAAATAACTCAAGCGCACGAGTCCTGAGTTGTTTGTATTTGCGCGTTATCACCTTATCCATCTTTGACAGGCGAGCCGCAGCGCCTAACGGGTCGGTCAGACTCTGCGATATGCGAGGTTGGGGAAGGCGAGCGTTAAACCGTAGTATCTTCATTTTCGTCTTCCGGCGGCGTGTCTTCCACATATCCATCAGGCATTTCTATAGGTTCAAGACCGAGAAATCCCCTGATTTCATCATCTGTAAGGATTTGACCAACACCAGCATTTGCCGCACTTTGTGCAGCCTGAGCGAGTTTAACAATCAATTCAGCCTTGTCGTTCTGCGTTGGCTCAAGCAGATCATTCCACTTGCAATAATATCCAGCAGCTGGAGCTTTATCCACGATGCCAAACGTGATTAAACGCTCAACGAAAGAGCCAACCAGATAATCAAGCCATCCGTCACGTCGTTGCATAGCCATCATTGCCAGTGACTGCTCATCATTGGCTGAAGCGAGCACGCCGCTACGACTTCCAAGCAATGAGTTGAGAGGGATATTCACTGAAGCAGCGAACTGACTGGCAGCAACATACATAAATGGTTCAGGGTCGCTCATTGATGTCGAAAGAACGCTAACATCACTGCCGAAGCTGAACATTGCCGCATCAATGCCTGAGTTGAGCATTTCGATGTTTTCGTTCAACAATTCAGCCAAATCATCAACTGGAACTTGCATCTGCTGCGCCAGTGATTGCGCTGAAACATTATCTTTATTGAATGAAACATTCAGTTGACGAGATGAGTTTTTAAGTAAGCCCTCAGCAGAACTGCCGGAAACCTTGGCGCAATCTATTAGTGAGTTAAAACCAGCTCGTAGCAACGGAACGCCGCTGAACATGCTGCCATCAAAGCTACCCTCAGCCAGAATAATGATGCGATCAGGATGAATCTGCACGGAACGCTCAGGTTTGCCGTCGCTGTCGAAGTCTTCCACGGCACTTTCCTGATATTCGTACATCTCAGGCATACCATAGTCTTCGCTGGCTTCATTGTTATTCCACGCGCTGACGCGAAGCTGCTCTTCCCATACAGGAATAAATCGAACGATGGATTTATCTTTAATGCGGCGGGTTTTGGTGATGTCTACCGGCTCACTCCACTTGCGCCCATCACGTATTTGCAGTATTAGCGCAGAGTATCGGTTAATCAGATTCCGCTTATCTGCATCCCTGATGAATGGGAGTGCCTTCTTCAGGATGTCATTTACGCTCTTTTCCCACGGTGAAGTGGCTTCATCATCAGCGTCATTCTCAAGCACCGTAGGCATGCCATGCCACGACTTGTTGAGAACGATATTTACTGCGGCGTTTGCCAGCGGGTAACGCTCATATGCAAACCGGAAATCCTCAGCATTAATTTCCTGTTTGTACCCGCATTCCGTCCAGAGGCGATCGTGCTTCTGGTCGAGATTCTTCCCGCCAGCACAAAGTCGTTGCTGCTGAAGCGCCCGGTTATTGTTCGCCACGCGGTCGCGTATATAAGCGTTTAGTGCATCAATTTTGGACATATGTCACCAATAAAAAATCCCCAATTAAGGGGATTATATCACGGTATCAGTAGTCGAAGGCTCGCCTGTGCATCGTGGCGTTAGTGTGATGGAATACAGCATTTTCCATTCTATCTCCAATAACAAGCCCTCTGCATTTTGCGTAAATCTCATACTGCTTATCATTGAATTCATGACGGTTATCAAACCAGATGTTCTCAAATCTTTTTCTAAGTTCAACAGCCATCTCGTGAACCTCTTTTCTTGTCATCACTCACCCTCTCAAAAAATCATTCTTGCAGCAAATGCCCTTGTACCCGCGCTTCTCTTGCAGGTTAACGAAAACATCATCAATAACGCGCAGCAGGAAATCCTCGTCAATATCATACCGACGGCAAATCACCTCATCAGGCACACCAGCCCGCGCCAGGGAATAAACCTGCTCTTTTTCCTCCTGTGTAAATCCTGCATAACTGCGCATAATGATGTCTCCGATAAACCTGATGTAGATTATACTATGCGCTCGGTGTAGATTTGTAAAGTGTGGTGATGCAGATTTATCAACAACAATAATAAATGTTGACGTAGATATGTTGGTGACGTAGAATCATCTTATCGAAAAGAGATTAAGGAACAAGAGAAATGTTTGAGACTAAAAAAGAATGCGAAGCGTACATTGCCGAAACTTATGGTGCTGACTACGTTAAATTTGGCATCGTTACCGCCCAGAAAGTCGGTCCGACAATCGCCAAGATGCTTGGTATCAAAGAAGGTTACTACCCATCAAATGCCTACTAATTACATGCCGAGATGCCTTCGTGAAATACCGAAGGCGAAAGTGAAACCAAGGAATCAAGCGATAAGGGAGGCAAAGATTGAGGCTTTCAATATTGCCATTTCGATAATAAAAGACAGATGCAGAGATGAAAAGTCTGAACGCGTTAAGTCAAACATGTATGCAGCTGTGAGTGATATATCAAGATTGAGAGATGAGCTTTAAGCCCTCGATTGAGGGCTTTATTTTTAACGCCTGCGCCGGATTAGCATCCCGCTACCTCGCTGGACTATGTGGTCACCAAGTCCATAGCGCAAACTGTCAATCGCGTGATTGTATTTATCAACTATGTCGGGGAGTATGTTCCCTGTTAATTTATCCACCTTGTAGCTGTACATTGTCATCTCTTCAATGACGTGCTTGCATCTTGAGTGTACGTAAATTCTGTCACACCCACGCAGCCACGTAATCCCGTCCTCAATGCTACCCGGCCATTTTGCGCACGGATGAATATCGAATCCAGATCGGCGTATATGGCTTATTGTTTCAGGCCTTGCGCAATCCCCATACCATCTGTACTTCTCTGAATTTGGGAATGCTGAGCGCATCGCTTCCGGCGTGTCAGTTATCTCAAGCCCAACCTTTGCAAAGTCACGATAGATATATAGATTTCTGCGCCCATCTCCCAAATCTTCTACATATGATTCTGTTGCTGCGGTTGCATCCTGAGAAAAACCAAAGTCAATGCCATAATATGGGCCTCCCCATTCTGGAGATGGCTCGAAGTCCAGCGTTTGCCATTTTCCGCCAAGCACGGCCTCTTCGGAACGCTTGTTGAATAACCCTTCATACACCCACAGATAGCGATCATAATCCACAGCTTTCATCTGGTTCATGTGCTGCTTAAGTTCTTCCGTGAACCACGGGTTGTGGACGTAGTTAACATTAACAACAACGATGTCATCATCCTGATATATGCCGTCAACCATCTTGCAGATGTAAGGCTCAACAAAGTTAGTCCACGTCGGGTCAGTCTCTTTATTTGGGTTAAAAACAATAATAATTTCAGAACCAGAGGCTCGCACCGTTGGGATTAACGTATCCCATGAAATCTGGCTGATATTTTCAGATTCTTCACAGAACACATCTGTAAGTCCAGCCATACCCTTGATGGCGGTTATATTTCTCCACAGACCACGGAAAACAAACTTTGATTTCGTTGTGTGGTGGGTTATCTCACCATCAACGCAACGATATTCCTGAGCGTGGCCTTTTCTGTTTATCTCATCAACCAGTTCGGCATAGCTTGATTCTTTGATTGAGTTCTGTATCTCACGAAAACAACCAACGCGACTGTTGCGGAACCTTGCCTTTTCGATAAGGTAGGATATACACGTTCGGCTCTTGGAACTGCCCCTACCACCATAAAACACCTTAAAGCGCCGTGGGTAAAGGATAAGCTCCATCCGCTCAGGAATTAATATTGTTGGCTCTTCATCAGTTTCAGATACCCCAGTGGCTGTCATCTTAAGTCGCTTTACGACATTGGGAGAACCATCCTGAAGTAACTTATCTACAAGCCCAAAAACTGCTGATTCAGGCTTTGCAGTTGAGTTGCCAACTACCTGTTCAAGTTTTTCGATTGCCACACTTGAGAGTCTTTTTCTAGCCATGATTACAAAACTCCCCGTGATTTTTCTCTCTTTCTTCCATTATCTTTTTGACTGCATCTTCAATGTTGGCGAACCTGCCAAGGTTAACCATCCTGCCATTTATATTTAATCTTGCCATCCACTTGCATCTTGATTTATCCCAATACACACCCTTAACCCCTGATGTGTTGTTTGCCTGTAGTTTTTTGTTGTAACCATTTTGCTGATGGTCAGCCTCTCGCAGATTAACAAAACGATTATCAAGCGTATTGTTGTTTATGTGGTCTATTTCTTTTTCAGGCCAACTACCAGTCATGTAAAGCCAAGCCAGTCCGTGCGATCTATACCACTTTCTTCCAAAATGAATATAGTGATACAGTCGTTTGCTACCAACGGGGCCGCATAATTTTATTGTTCCTGCTGGCTTCCCGGGTTTGGCCCTTCCCTGCTTGTGTGGGTTTTTCCATGTAAAAATTCCGGTGTCAGGATTGTAATCAAGGATGTGTTTTAATTCTGCTTGCGTAAGCATATATAGATTCCTCATCAGGGCATCATTGAAGTGAATGCGGCAGGCGGTGATGAGTCGCTTTTCGGGTGCCCCCTAGCCGCATTGATTATTATAAATCAGTTACTGTTGCTGCTCCAGTAATTTCTCCAGTCGCTCAAGTCGCGCGGCGAGTTCGGTAACTTCGGCAATATCCAGTCCTGTCCTGATAACTTCAGCAAATGTCTTGCCAATATCCACAGGTATAACACCAGCAGCTATGCCACGAATAACGGCGTCAATCTTCTGAACAGGAGTTCCGTCATCAGGGAAATCAACTTCAAAAACAGGGGCGACAGGCTTAGGTAACGGGCTGAATCGAACGATAAGCTCCTTCATCATTGCCGTGTCACGTTCAATCATCGCCATCTCAACGATGGTGTCATAGAGTTTTTCCTCACTAAACCCCTTTCTCTCAAGAGCCTCAACGAGCAGCTTTCGCTTGTCTTTTCCGCGTTTATTTTGTGGTTGATTTTCTTTACTGAATAACTTTTTAGCCATAGATAAAACCTATCAATATTTCGTTATTTTTCCGTTATTCGATATTGTAACAGATTCCACACCATGTCGTTAATGGCAAAAAAAGAACCCGCACAAGGCGGGTTAAAGGTTGGGTGATGATATGAGTGAAGCAATGGTGGTTATGCGTTTATTGTACACCATCATTATCACGCTTGCCAGCATAGCACCATGCGTTTTCTGTTTGCGTCTGCACATGAACGATTTCAAGTGCATCAGGGAATTAATTCAACAATTCACTCCGTGATTTTTGTGGAACCCATACCTTTCATTAGCAGAAATCCTTGCAGCAACAGCTGATTCAAAATCACTAAAATACCCAATGTGTATACTTTTTCTGTCAACCATTATTTGCACCCTCCACTTTTCCCGGCTTTTGTACCATGAGACACCTGTAACGCCACTAGTGTTATTTATTTTCTTGGTCAAATTTCTACCGTTTGATATTTTAGTGACCATCCTTAAATTTTGAATTCTGTTGTCACTTCTGTCGTGGTTGATGTGGTCTATTTGCATACAATGAGGTATCTCGCCGTTAAGCATTTCCCATACAATTCTATGAATCAAATGTATCTTATTCATGAATCTGACTTGCAAGTAACCATCGTTTCTCATGGTTCCAGCGGGAGATGATTTTTCCATGTTCTTACAAGGCTTAATTTTCCACAGTAGCACCCCATCGCTATAATCAAATACATCATCCCATTTGAACGCTCTGCTTTTTGTCAGCATTTCTCCTCCTCGTGGCTTTTAGCTTGCAATAAGGAGAGCAATACTTCTTATCCTTACGGCATCCAGGAAGAAGCTCCTTACCACATGTTTTACAAATCATTTTTGCACCTCGTGAAGATGATGATACCCTTTAGGAGGTATCATGTAAAGAGTTTATTTTGCTTTACACCATACATCACAGCGTGGTGACTTAATGTGAACAACATCTATTGCGCCGGGGAAGTGCTTTGCAATCATTGATATAAACCTATCCGCACCCTCGTTTTTTGCTGCCTCCCATACTTTCTGTTTAGTGGTTTGCATTAGCAAAATCCCTCGTTGAGCACATGCACTTGATGTCGTGAACACCATTATCAGGCGCAACCTCAATGTAATTACCTATCTGTACCATCATGTAGTGACACGTCTTCATGCTGTTCCAGTATCGTTCCCACATGTTTTGCATTGCGTCATTGATATCGTTAAACATGATGCACAACTCCTGCAATAGCCGCTACCAGTGCCAGCATATAAACAGCAAGGAAGATTTTAGCGCCAGTGGTGTATCGGCGTCGTTGGTGGTTGTTCATATTACCCATTGCTAACCTCTCTTAACTCAGCCGTAAGAGCCATAATCATCCCATCCTCTCTTTCCCATAAAATCTCACCACCCTCAGACATCACAAGCTGCCATACAATCTGTGCAGCCTCTTCTGTCACATCTCTTGGAGGTTTATTACCAACACGAACTCTCATTCCTGACTTATGTTCTTTCATCATAGCAAGAACAATTTTTTTACTTAACGGAGAGAATCCAAGCTGTAATTTTGGTGTGCTGCTCATTCGTAAATCTCCACTAAAGCGTGCGCCACATAGAGCGCACTGGTAATTAATATGGACTGGTAGCTATTCACTTTTAGCCAGGCTTTCGAATTGCTTTATTGCCATATCATAAACGTCAGGTATCTCATAATGGCGATTCAATGCAGACTCCAGTTCTGCAATGCGATTCTTCATGTGATAGTTCTCAACGCTCATTTCTGTGATTCTGTTTAGGCAGGACATGTAGTCAGCAAGTTAAACAACAGTCACGTAATATCCATCACCATCAGGAGGATGCGGAATTGCGCTTCTCAGGACCGAGTATGTTTTTGCTTTTACTGTTCCGCGTGATTGTTCACTCATACCCTAACTCCCATAATTTCTTCGTAATAACCATCTTCTTCAAACTCAATCTTTGCGATTTTGAGCGCATCATCATCTGTGATGTCAACCGCTTTGAATTTGCACCTTGCCAGAACGATGCAGCCGGAAATGATTAACCACTTATTCCACCAGCGCACTCGCTTGATTGTCTTGCTCGCATACATCTTGTTCTGAGCAAACCAGAACTCGTATGTTTTCACTTTTACCATATCATCACCATTAAAAATAAGGGCACTGAATCGAGGTCAAAACACGATAATCAGCTCATCCATTACTCTGCGCTTACCTTCACCATTAAACACGCGCACAACGCGATTCACGCGGATAGATTCAATTGCATTGCGTGCCTGCTTGCTCATAAAGTTTTGCGCGCCAACGTGACCGAGTTCCTGTTCCAGTTTCTCGCGACGATAGATAGTTTTTGCCATTTGTTATTTCCCCACGTGCGCCTGATACATTGCCTGCCAGATGAATACAACGGCGTCACTCATCTCATCATTTGTCATTGACTCAACATCAATGTTTTCCATAAGTTCACGGATGCCTGCTTCAATCATCTCTTCTGTTGGCTGGATTGGTTTGTTGCTCATTTTGTTACTCCTTATACCCTGATTTTGAAACTGCCACTGCGATAATGATGAACGACACGATAACCAGACTGGCGATAAGTTCGAATGTTGCGCCTGTCATTTGCTTAACCCATACGCTGAGATTAAAGCCTGCATTGCTGCGTTCCAGAATGATTCTGCAGGAATGCTGTTGTTTGTGCGCTCAACTGCGATACGTGCCATAGCCTGCGCATCCTAAAATTCTTCACGGTCTTTGATTTTCATTTCTTAACCCTCGTTTGTTTCGATGAATCCAATCTACATCAGTTGTTATTCTACGTCAACACACAGAGAAAGAAAAAGCACGGCTAAATGTTAGTGAACGCTAGCTTACATATATAGTTACATATATTACTAATAGTAGCCTTTGTTTATTACCTCTATAAAGTATATTAAGATCTTCTTTATATTTATTATAGATATTAATACCTTACGATACAGAAACACAAAACCAGCAATTAAGCTGGTTGATTTGTTAATTAATTTAGTTAATTTTGAATCCCAAGTTATCGGGAAGCCAAATTCCTTTTGTTTTCAGTATTTTCCGCTCGCTTCCCAGCTTCCCGAAAATACCCCCCCCTTTTTTTTATGATGAGCTTTTGTTTATCCATTTTTTTGACTCGGGAAGCGAACACCTAAACTATTGATTTTGCTTAATATTGGCTTCCCGATAATTTTTCTCATTTACCTATATACTATTGAAAGATAAAGTAAAAATTAAGCTCTGAAATATTAATACGCTTTTTCGGGAAGCGTGTCAACTCAGGAAGCAAAGTATGTAGGTTGCTATTAAGTGTTTCTTCGTGTGCTTGCTGAATTATAGAAAAGTTGATATATTAAATTGAGTTTGTTGTTGATTCATTGTCTGGAGGTTGTCATGTACAGGTTTGGTAGCGCAATGGCTGAGGTGTATGAGTTTGTTAGCGGGATGTCGATTGGAGAGGTGCGATTTTTTGTGGTAGATGATTTCCGTGCCAATAACAGTATTGAAAAATTCAGGGCGAGCCTGTGCTGTGTTGCGAAAGATAATTCGTGGCTTTTTGTAACCAGAAAGATGGAAGAAGGCGAAGTGTCTGTTCGGAGAATTAAATGATGATTGGTTATGAAGATTACCGCAAATGTGGCTTCCCTATTATTGGAATCCATGCAATGGATATCGACCGCAATTGCACATGCGGTGATCCAGAGTGCAATGCTGCCGGCAAGCATCCGGTTATGAGTAACTGGCAGCTTGGAGTTATATGGGCTGATGACCAGATTGAAAATATGGCTGAATATGGTCAATTGCAGTCATTCGGTGTCCTTGTGAATGGTTATCTGGTAGTTGATATTGATCCACGCAACGGAGGTAATGATGGATATGAATCGCTTTGTGATGCCTTAGACGTAGAGCTTGCTGACGAAGCTGGCTTTACTGTTAAGACTGGTGGTGGTGGTCGCCACATCTATTACAAACTTCCTGAAGGAATAAAGCTGCGCTCTCATGACAGAAGGTTTAAGGGTATTGACTTTAAATCATCTGGTTTTGTTGTTGGCTGCGGCTCATTCCATAAGTCAGGTAACTTTTATGAAGCTGAGCATGGCTCTCCTTCAGAGATAACTGAATGCCCTTCTGAACTTATTGAGCTTTTGTTGCGTCCTGAGAGAACGGAAGACGAGGTTTTCACGCTTGATAGTAAAAATTACAGCATTGCCGAAATGGAGGATATGCTCAAATACATCAAAGATGGTGATGAGTATGACCCATGGCTTCATGTGGGTATGGCTATCCACGAAGCTACAGAAGGCAATGGTTTTGAGCTTTGGGATAGGTGGTCATCGCAGTTCAGCAAGTACAGAGCTGAAGAAATGGACGCAAAATGGCATTCCTTTGGAAAGGACGGTGTTAGCGAAAAGATAACCGAAGCAACGCTGGTTTATCTCGCGCAAGAGGGAGGGTGGGTAAGGAAAGTAACTTTTGAGGCTACTCCAGAGGAAATTGAGAAACTTGAGTCTTTCGAGCGAGAGATGGCAATGGGTGTTGGTGAATGCCCTGTAGAGTACAAAAGTGTTGATGTCCGTTATCCTCCTGGATTTGTTGGTCGCCTTACGGCGTGGATTAATAAGAACTGTGCAGAGAAGCGAGAGAACATTGCAGCACTTGCCGCATTGCATGCCGCATCCATGATTTGCGGAGCGTCATCTGATATTTACCTTACAAACAGGAAAGCCTTACCAAACCTGTTTGCTGTTGGTATAGCTGGTTCAGGTTCTGGTAAGGGTGATGTTCTTGCTGCGCTACAAAAGATAATTGATTGCTCAGGATTGAGTAAGACAGTTGCCGGTAAGATACGCTCAGAGCGTGCGATATATGAAGGTCTTTGCGCTAACCAGATGTTTAATATCATCATGGATGAAATTGGGATAAAACTTGGTAGTGTTGTTGGTCAGAAAGTAAGCGAGTACAACATGGCAACCGCTGGTGCGATCATGGAGGCTTACACGTCAGAAGTTCTTTATTGTGACCAGCGGGTTACTGAGGATTTCATTAAGTCTTTCGAAAAGAGAAAGGCTATGCTGTTGATGGCTATTGAGGAAAATGAGATACAGGCAGACCCCGTTGACATTAAGTGTCAGTTTGATGATGTGATAAACAGAATTGATGGAGCTATAAGGAATCCATTTTTTTCAATCTTTGGTGTGTCTACTGATGATCAGTTTAAGCGCCTTATCACTGAAGAGAACATTAAGTCAGGTCTTATGGGGCGCGCAATGATTATGCAGGAGTTACAGGAGATTGCTGATGAAAACGAAAGCGTAAACTACTGTGATCTACCTATGGATATGCAACTGACCATAAAAACAATAATAAATGGCGGAACGGCTGGGCACAAAAACTGGACAGACTCAATAATCAGTCAAAAAGAAAGACGGATTATAAAAGCTACGCCTGAAGTTTCTCAACTCGCTAAGGAGTTCTTCTCATGGATTAAAACCGTGGCAAGAAAGCATGTAGAAAATGGTACTGGTTATCACCCATTGATAAACAGATGCGCTGTGAAGGTGGCAAAGATTGCTGGAATTCTCGCGTGCGATACTGGCGTCATAACCATGGAGCACTTGAGATATGCGGTAGCATTAACAATTAAATCAACAAGCGATCTGATGATGCGTGCTGACAGTATCGCCGGAGCGAAGTCTAAAGCTATGGAAGAACGAATTGAAGGTATTTTCTCCATGGTTAAAGAATATGTGAAGAGAGGAATGACCAAAACAGCAATGGTTAGAGGGGTGGCAAAAGAAGGTGGTTATAAACGTGCTGATGTCGAGAGGTGCGTAGAGAAGTTGTTATCAGATGGTATTATTTGCATTGATGAAAATGCAAAAAGAACATCTCACAACGTAATAATTTACAAATTAACAAATGATGAGGTTGAGATATGATTAATTACAAGTATCTGGTGATGAGAGGTTTGTATGACTATTTTGAGTCAGAAAATCCTGAGCGCGCACATGATAACGCAATATCTATGATGACAGGAAAGCACCTGATGGAAGTTTACTACTGGAAAATGCCTGTATTCCGCTGCAATATGGGTATCTGCATTGATGATGACGTACTGTTTTGTCGAATACAATATGAAAACAATGTTGGCATAGTGACAGCATCTTACAGGGATGTTGCAAGAAAATCCGGAAACTGGCATCCAAGCGAAGTATTTGCTGGTGACGCACTATTTAATTTCTGCAAGGCGTTTGGTGTTTTGTATGAGGATGTAAGCAAAGAGTATAGCGGAAGGCGTGAGAAAGATAGCTTGAGTTCCAAAGGTGTGACTAACTACAAGGATAAAAACCATGTGTAACACAATGAGAACAATATCAGGCGAACTTTGTCGCTCAGAAGGTTCATGGCATTTCAGGCCGCATGGTTATTCGCCATGGTTTTTCTGGAGCGGGATTAACAAAGTATGGATTCGCTCTAATTACCACGTGCTTGATGATCACTGGCATAGATTTTGTGTTGGTTATGTTGATATTTCAAAATTGATGGTTAAGTGAGGGCAAGGAAATGGATGTGAAAGATAAGGTTTTATACGTGATGAGAAAGAGAAAATCCATTGAGGAGGAGACACTTGGGATTTGTCGAAAGTTCTCCGTTGCTACGTGGAGTTTACGCCTATCGATGGTGAATGAATTTCCTGATGATGAATGGACGGCGGCAAAGTTACGGAAGCTTCTGGTTTCTCTTTGTAAGGAGGGCCTTGTATCAAAGGATTTAAATAACAGTCGCATTGGTAATTCAGTTTGGATTCTGGAGGAAAACTGATGGCTAACTTGCAACTTGCCGTCAAAGGCGAATACTTCGATGCCATGATTCGTGGTGAGAAAACGGAAGAGTATCGCCTTTTTAATGACTACTGGAAGAAACGCCTTATTAACTTTAAAGATAGCGGAAAGATTGGAAGGAAGTACGAAAGGTTAATTATCACAAAAGGATATCCAAAGAAGGACGATAAATCCAGGCGCATTGACATCCCATATAATGGATGGACGGTTAAAACCATCACGCACCCTCACTTCGGTCCTGACCCAATGGAAGTGTTCGCAATAAAAGTTAACATCAAAGCATAACAAAAAGCCCGCAAACGCGGGCTTTATTATTTAACAATCCATTTTGTAACGGCTGGCCTTAAATCTTCCTTTCTGAAAACGCCACCAGTAAGTCTCTCGGCATCAATTGCTGCTGTAGCGCTAATTCTTCCTCTTGACACCCACTGATTGACAGCCTGTTTTGACACACCAAGAAACCTTGCCAGTTGTGATTGCCCTCCAACATAATCAATCAGCTCTGACAGCTTCGTCTGTTCCATTTCTCTTATCTGTTCTGCGATGCTTTTCATGTGTTTACCTCTGCTATCTGTATGCAGCAATAATGAACTCAAAAAAAAT